AGACCGCACTCCAATCGTTCATACCGCGCTATCTCGGACACCCCGATTCCTGGAAACGTCGGAGGGTGGCATGAAGACAGTGATGCACAACGCGGTCGAACTATTCTTATGCCGTCCGGAATTTGACGGCTGCATCGGATTCAATGTCTTATCGTCGAAAATAGAATGGCTCAAGCGTCCACCATTCCAACGCGTTTATCGCAAAGAATATCGTGATATCGACAGCTCGGAAGCGTCTCTCTGGATATCAACCCATTACCAGAAATCCTTCGCCACACTGACGGTAGAGGAGGCATTGACAGTAGTGGCTCATCGATCCCCGTTTAACCCTATCAAGGATTGGCTGGAGACCCTGCAATGGGATACCAAGGTTCGCCTTCCTTATTGGCTATCGGATATCTTCGGGACAGGCCATTCCCCGTATCATGCCTCGGTTGGCAAAAACTGGCTCATATCCCTCGTTGCTCGCGCCTATGAGCCAGGATGTCAGGTTGACACCATGCCGATCCTCGTGGGCGGGGAGGGATTGAAAAAATCAAAAGCACTGGCTGAACTCGGCGGAGAATGGTACTCAGACACGCATGCGGATCCGTCGGAAAAAGACTTCTATCAAGCTATTCAAGGAAAATGGATTATCGAGTTCGCCGAGTTATCAAAGCTCGTTAAGACAGATATCGAAGAGATAAAGCGCATGATCACTGTTCGTGATGATCATTTTCGCAAGAGCTATGGAAGAGCCACAGAATCGCACAAGCGTTTGACCGTGTTCGCAGGGACCACGAATGCGATGGAATTTCTGAGAGGCGATCAAGAAAACCGTAGATTTTGGCCGTTCCAGGTGTTCAATATCAATCTTAAAATGCTTTCGGATCTGAGGGCACAGTTATTCGCCGAAGCGGTCCATGAATACAAATCCGGATCTGACTGGTGGGAAATAGATTCCAAAGATCTGAAGGCACACCATCAATCATTCACGGAAACCGATATCTGGCACGACCCCATAAAAGAATTTCTCGATCTAAGCACATTTACAACTATTCCCGATATATTATCCGGACCACTCAAAATGACCGTAGATCATCATGATCAGCGATCCCAAAAACGTGTGGCCTCCATCCTAAAAACGCTTGGGTGGGAAAAGAAAATCATCAGGAACCCTGTCACACAGAAAACATCTAAAGTGTGGAAACCTATTGACACGGATGGCTCTCTTGACTAGTATCTAGGCTCCGGCGCATCGCTGGAGCTTCATACTCCCCCACAAAATGTTACCCGTTGTTACCCGTCGTTACCCGTATGTTACCCGTCCAGTTACCCGTAGAATATCTATATCCCGCATTGATTTGCGTAAAAAATTACCCGTATACCTGCTTCCAAACATTTATAGGATAATACTACGACTCCCCTTGTACTATTATTCTAATAATGTTTAATAAATACGGGTAACACGGGTAACGGGGTAACAACCCATATAGTATATGGCTCCAAAAATTACCCGTCGTTACCCGTCAATGCAGGGTTACGTTATAAGTCATTGATATATATAGAATTGACCGTTACCCGTCCCAACTGTCAAGCAATCCTTGACGGTTGCATTCTTAACAGATACAATCACTGCATGGAAAACACAGACCCTGAGTCACGAGACATATTGCCGGTCAACTCTCATCCGCTTTACGCCTATCAATTCGCGGCGGAAGGATGCCCTCTGAGGATCGTTGTGGCCTGTTCAATGGCCGAAGCTATCAGAATCATCAATGCTCTTGACACAGAGCCTCTGGCGATTACCAGAGTGGGTATGTGTATCAACGCTGTTGAGTGCGATGATGAAGGTTAACAAGCTCACTTCGAAACAAGAAAAATTCTGCACTGCCTACATCACTGCCGCGAATGCCAGCGATGCCTACCGAGAAGCCTATGCCTCAAAAAACATGAATCTAGCTACAATTAACCGCAAGGCTTTTGACCTGTTGCAAGACGGCAAGGTGACGGCTAGGATCGCCGAATTGAGGGCATCCGCAGCTGCTGTTGCCGTTCTGACTGTCAACGATCTCATCAATGAGCTTGAGGAAGCCAGAAATCTCGCAATCCAGGAAGGTCAAACGGCGGCCGCTGTGTCAGCAACAATGGGCAAAGCCAAATTGCTTGGACTCGGATCAGAGAAAGTGGAATCAAAAAATACGACTGAGATTGTTATTGTCGGCGGTCTTCCAAATCCATTTGAAATAGTAGATGCCACAGATAACGCTTCCGACGCTTCATAAGGGCCAGATAGAGGCGCTTTATACCCCTAGCGCAAGGTTTAAGGTAATCCGTTGCGGAAGACGTTGGGGTAAAACTCTCAGCGGTGCATCTCTCGCATGTGACTTCGCTGCCAGGGGGAAGTCTTTCGGGATATTCGCTCCGGATTACCGTATTCTCTCGGAAACCTACCATGAGATTGAAGAAATCCTTACTCCTATAACCATTGGTTCGAATAAGGTCGAAGGGGTTATCAGGTGCCAGAATAAAGGCCGGGTGGACTTCTGGACGCTGAATAATCCACGAGCTGGCCGATCTCGAAAATATCACGGCGTGATGCTGGATGAAGTCGCTTTTGCCGGCGAAGACATGATGGACATCTGGACGAAGGCCATAAAACCCTCGTTACTGGATTACAAGGGCGGGGCGATTGCGTTTTCAACGCCAGCCGGGTTGGATCATGATAACTTCTTCTATCGAATATGCACGGATAAAACGCTCGGATGGACGGAATATCATGCGCCGACATGGACCAATCCGCATTTACCTCAAGATGAGATCGCAAAACTGCGAGATGAGAATTTTCCGCTTGTTTTCGCCCAGGAATATGGCGCTGAATTTGTGTCGTGGGAGGGTGCGAGTTTTTTTCCTGAATCCTCACTGCTTGTTGACGGAGTTCCTGTCGAATATCCTGACAAGGTTGACCAGGTATTCGCTGTTGTGGATAGTGCTCTAAAGGATTCTGACGTTCATGATGGAACAGCAGTTACTTATTTTTCAAAGTCGAATCATTCTGGCATTCCTGTAGTGGTACTGGATTATGAAGTCCTGAAAATAGAGGCTGATATTCTCGAACACTGGTTGCCTAGTGTCTTAAAAAGGTGCGAAGAACTGGCAACAATGCTCAGGGCAAGGCAAGGGTCTATTGGCGTTTTCATCGAAGACAAAGCATCGGGTATAGCACTGCTTCAACACGCCTTTAAGGAAGGATGGAACACCTATCCAATTCCTCCTGAAATAACCGCAATGGGGAAGGAAGGAAGGGCCTTATCTGTCTCTGGATATGTTTTCAAAGGGATGGTGAAATTATCCCGATATGCCTATGATAAAGTCGTTAATTATGAGAACTCGACAAAGAATCATTGGCTTTACCAAATCTGTGGTTTTCGTTTGGGTCAGAAATCGAGTCGAATCCCGAGAGATCTGCTCGATACGTTCACAAGCGGTTTATGTTTGGCACTCGGAAACTCGGAGGGGTACTGAATGAACCCATGTCTATCAACAAATGCGTCAACTGTCACTGGTGTTCTCTCCTGGGCGTATCAAGTTCACGATGATATTAACCTGCACACGTGTAATCCGGCTCTTGAGTTGCGAGACAGTGGAAGCACCAGTTTCCATGACAGGAAGCTCGAATCGGCACTGATCCAGACCATTGTTAAGCGGGAGCTGTTCCCTCATCTGTCTGATCTGGTAGGGTTCTTGTATTCGGCTGATGAGGCTTTTGCGCGCGCTGTCCATATCCACCTGCTAGCCAAGACTGGTATCAGGAGGGAATCCATAACGTGGGAGATGGAGAAATACAAAGACATGCAAGGTGTCGGAGAACATCCATCGAAAACAGCGAGGGTTCTCCAGGAATGGCATGCGTTTGCGCTTGATATATTGACAGCCGTATTTACTGAGAGGGGGATAGTGGCATGATACCCCGCGGCAGACTGAGACGGTTCCCATTTTGTTCTAGTGTACAGGTTACATATGCGGAGGCATGGAGAAATTTGAATGCAGCCACAGACCAAGTAGCTATAGCATCAGGCATTCCGAGGAGGCTTTTTGCGATTGATCCAGCCGAGTTTATGGTCGAGGCCGTACTTACATCACCGCCGGGGCTCACTGAGCCTGAACTTATCGATCACGCCGTAAAACCCCCGGATTTATCCGTGGGGAGTAGTCACTGGAACGACTTTGTGTCAATCAGCCTTCCCTCCGGATGTTTTAGTGATGGTTGACAAACCAGACTCCATGGTCTAAACTCCTATTGTCTGCAACATCTGCGTCTATACCAGCCCTCAATTCGAGGGCTTTTTTATTGCCCAAATTCTGGAGGATTAATGAGCGTTGGCGGGACGAACATCGAGTCCGGACAGCAAGCCTCGCTCGAAATCCAGAACGAAGGGTTCAATGCCCCCCTGACGAAGATGATGCTGGAAATGAGCATCAAGCCCGGGTCATCTCCATCGTATGAATTATGCAAGACGATCTATGCTTACCATCCCCTCGGTCATAAGATGACATCCGGTCCGATCACGGTGGCGCAGTCGCAAAAGCGGACTCTGTCGATTGCTGGAGCCCCCGAAGAAGAGCTCGTTAAAGCCTTCGAGAAGTCGTGGGCCAGCCTCGGCGAGATCGGCGGGGATGCGTTGGTACATAACGTCATGACCCTCTCCCGGGTATACGGCATTGCAACGCTCATGGTCGGGGCATTGGATAAGGGCGGCGAAAAATATCCTGCCAATAAACCTTTGCCGATGGACAAGCTACACAAGATGACGTTGTATTTCAACACATTGGATTCGCTTAACACCGCTGGCTCTCTCGTGCTCAATCAGGATCCTCAAGCACCTGATTTTATGAAGCCGAAGCAAGTCAGCGTTGGGACTGAAGTCTATCATCTTTCCAGAACATGTACGCTCATGAACGAACAGCCTATTTGGATTGAATGGTCGAACTCAGCATTCGGTTTTGTTGGTCGGTCGGTTTACCAACGCGCTTTGTATCCAATGGCAGCATATCTTCAATCCATGATCTCGGATTACTCGATCCAAGAGAAGCTGATGGTCCTGGTTTACAAGATGGTCAGCCCCGGATCGGTTCTCGACAAGATTGCAAGAGCCTTCGGAGCTTTCAAACGCCAGATCATCAAATATTCGAAGACGGGCAACGTTGTTAGTATCGGCAAGGAAGAGGAGCTTTCCTCTCTCGATCTGATGCACACAAAAGATGCCGGGGAGTACTCCCGCAAGAACATACTGGATAATATCGCCACAGCTGCGGGGATGCCTGCCGTCATGCTCAATCAAGAGACGCTTGCGGAAGGGTTCGGAGAAGGCACGGAAGACGCAAAGATTATTGCAAAATACATCGACCGGATCCGAATTGAGATGAACTCAATCTATCGGTTTCTGGACGATATCGTGATGAGACTTGCATGGACCCCTGAGTTCTACCTGACTATTCAGGCGAAATATCCCAATACTTACGGGGATGTATCGTATGAAGCAGCTTTCTACGAATGGAAAAACGCCTTCGAAGCTACTTGGCCGAACTTACTGACAGAGCCGGATAGCGAAAAGTCTAAGAAATCGGAGGCACGGTTCAAGACGGTTATAGCTCTTTGCGAATCCCTCATGCCGATACTTGACCCCGACAATAAAGCATCCCTCGTAGCATGGATACAGGACCAGATCAACCAGGATGATTTTTTATTTGACGGTGAGCTGAATCTTGACTTCGAAGCACTGGCTCAGTATGTCCCACCGGTTCCGACAATGGGGGAAGGGGCAGAAAAAGAACCGTCAGAACCGAGACCTTTCTCTATGAGTTCATGATGAAACGGAGAAATTTTGAGTCGATCCTGTCCGATGCCATAAAGAATTTGACTGAAAACGGTTTTTCTGTCCATGCACTCAAAAAATGGCAGGGATTGCTGGATCTTGCTGCGAAGTATGAATATTCGCCTGATGAAGCGCAATCACGCATACAGAAGTCCCTGACCTCGCTATATCAAAGCAAGGTCACTCCCCTAGCACTGGCAAAGTTTCATCCCGGTCTGGATCGAGTAACGATCAATCGGATCATCCCTTCAATGAGACATGAGCTTACAAAGCGGATCGCGGCTTCGGCTGATCTGATCAAATTGAATCGTGAACAGGCAATTGGCCTCACGTTGAAGCGGTTTTCCGGATGGTCAACATCGATCCCAGAAGGTGGAACTGATTCGGAATCACTGAAAGAGACCAAAGCCCATATCGTCAAGCCTCTCAGATCCCTAACTTATGAAGAACGCAGATTGCATATTGACCAAGGCCACAAGATGCTGGCAGCAGTCAATGAGATCCTAGGGTTGCAATCAGGCGCTATCTGCATGATCTGGCGGTCGCATTTCCGGCAGGCTGGATACGACTACAGAGAAGATCATAAAGAGCGAGACGGAAATTTCTATGTGATTCGTGGCAATTGGGCGCTAGAACGGGGATTCATGAAGAATGCTGGTCATGGCTATACGGATCAGATAACCGCCCCCGCCCAGGAAGTAAATTGCCGGTGTTTTGGAATCTATGTCCGAAACCTCCGGGACCTCCCCGCAGATATGCTAACTCAAAAAGGCAAAGAAGAACTTAAACGAGTGAAGGTGTCCTGATATGCCATCTGTATCTGAAGCCCAGCACCGTGCAATGGAGGCCGCAGCTCATGGACACTCCACTATCGGGATCCCGGAGAAGGTCGGCAAGGAGTTCGTGAAGCATGATGAAGAACTCCCGCCCCGAAAAGGTGGGATGCCAAGGCCGGATGATGGAGAATCGTTTATCACCATCGAGCCTGAACCCGGCGAGTTTATGACGCTGCCGATCAAAGATGATACAGAAGAGCGAAGCCCCACCGAGTACGACATTGCTAAAGCGATCAAGTCCGGAGAACTTCCATCCCCACAATCCTTTATGTCTATCGACCTGTATGACATGCGGATTACAGGCACTGGAACCTCTTTTAGGCCGAAGAACAATGAGCATGTTTATCGTCCCCCAGAGAATTTCCTGACCGAAGACTTCGTTAATCGGTGCAATGGCCTCCCTGTCGTTTTTGAACATCCAAAGGGACCATCGCTTGATACCGATGAGTTCCGAGACAGATCCATCGGAACAATCATCCTCCCGTACATCAAGGGAGATGATGTCTGGGGCATCGCTCGGATCTATGACAAAGATGCGTCTGAGTTGATGAAGTCGTCTCATCCATCAACAAGCCCTGCTGTGATATTTGGGCCACACGACGGCAATCAACAGATTGAGTTCGATGACGGAACGCACCTTCTCATCGAAGGAATCCCTTCATATCTCGATCATCTGGCTATTTGCCCAGAAGGGGTATGGGACAAAGGGGAAGGCCCAAGCGGAATCAACATAGGAGATGAAAAAATGCCAGAAGTAGAAAAAGATGCAAAGAAAGACGGATCAGGCGAAGAGGCCCCATCATGGATGGATAAGCTCGACGCAAAATTAGACGCTATCAGCGAACGGCTTGACCGACTCGATGAAAAAGATCGCAAGGATTCTGAGGAAAAGGAAAAAGAAGAGAAAGACCGTAAGGATGCGTCAGAGAAAGAGCTTGAGAAGAAGGAACACAAGGAAGAGGGCAAGGATATAAAAGAGCTTGAAGAGGCGCACAAGAAAGAAGGCAAGGAAGAAAAAGACCGCAAGGACTCAGAGGAAAAAGAAAAGGCTGAGAAAGACCGTAAGGATGCGGATAAAAAAGATAGGGGTGATCGCATGGATTCCATCGTTAGGGAAAACGCCGTGCTTCGGGATCGTCTAGCTTCGATTGAAAGCAAGGTTGGAAGAATCTCGACAGAGACACCCGCTGACCAGAGAGAGATTATGGCTCAGGCTCAATCCAGAGCCGATTCCATTGGATCCGCATTGGGCTTCCAGGTGAGCGCCCCGATGTCTGGAGAAACGGCATTGGCATATCGGAAGCGTTTGGTTTCGAAGGTTGTGCCGTTCATCAAAAACGAATCACTCAAGAAGATCCGATTCGACTCGCTTGACGAAGCTTCTTTCGCTGGTTTTGAAGACATGGCGTATGCGGCTGTTGCTGATTCCGTCGCTGATCCCAACGTGACCGCGGGAACTGTCGGTGGACTCTACTACCAGAAGGTCCAGCAACTCGGACGTGAAGTCATGATTCCCCGAGGAGATTCTGCTGCTTTCATTGGCAGACATTCATCCCCCGGGTATGTCATGAAGGGCGGATTCAAAAAAGATTTCGCAAAATAAAGGAGAGATAAATGTCAGCAGCTTTGATCAGTTTTAATCCACAACTTACCACTTCGCCACAGGATACCTTTATTCTTGAATCCCAAGGATACATTCAGGGTATCGAACTTGATAACCAGCCGTCCAGGATCCAGATGGAGCAGGGATCACTTGTCGCCACTGCAACCCGGACAGTGTTCGGTGGGATGATGGTCAATCAGCTCATCCCCACAGGAAATGCCCTCGGGAATCCGTTGCAGATTGCGACAGCTCAGGAGAACGACTTCGGTTTTGTCGTATTCTCGCGCGCTTATAACATGATCATCATCCCCGGTAATAGTGTGCCGCTTTCGGCTCCAGGTATGTCCTGCATGTATTACCCGAATGGCAAGTGGGCAAGGATTCCCGTTCAGTGCTCCGCAGCTCTTGCGACAGCTCTTGAAGGTGGACTTGTCGGGCAAACTGTCTATTGGGATTTTACTAATCAGGTCCTGACCGACACTGGTACGACTGCGCTCCCGTGCAGGATCAAGGGATTTAACTCAAACTCCATGGTCGTGTCTTACAACGCAACAACTGGCGCGGCAACTTGGACCACTGGGACATGCGCGATCATCGAATTTTAAAGGAGGCTTTACGTGGCTAACTCATTCCCCGCCAGAGCTCGGATTCTTCCACACTTTTCCGAGCCTGATCTTATCATCCAGTATTCCCAGGCATCGGGGGCATTTGAAGCTCTCGAAGGCGGAAAAACAAGGGTCAGATTATCTCCCGGCGATCTTTATGTGTACGTCAATGGGATCAAAGTCCGGACTCAACAGGTTTCGGGGCAGAGCGCCGCTAATCTGCTCCCCTCTGCAAGTATCATTGCGGAGCAGTACAGCACCGCAACCTACATGATCCAGTCTCGTGCTATCTACGACCGGCATGATATGGCCGCAGCCGGAAATTATGCTTTGTCTCTGCCAACAGCCCAGGATTATGCGCTCGAGCAGGGGATCTATCAGCAGATGAGGTCCGGCCTTCTTTATGGCTTCAATGCTGCAAACGGCGAGGGGCTTTTGAACACTCCCGGGGCCATTGCCGTCAATCTTCCCCCCGATTCGTCCGGGGTCACCACATTCTCCGGATACGATAATGGAGAAATGGCTTTGTTCTTGCTCCAGCAAATGACCAATCTCCAGATCGGGATGTATCAGTCGGGCTTCAACTTGACAGATCGAATCGTGATTGTTGCCCCGCAGAGGATTTTCTTGACTCTTGCGAATCAGGCGATTATCGATGTTGTCAGCTATCAGCGACCGGGCGCCGGCACATCAACTGTCGGGCAGGCTATCGCCGAAGTTGCAGGGAGTCAGGGCAATCGAGTTGAATGGTTCTTTGACGATACTCTAATCGGCAAAGGATCTGGCGGTGGAGATATGGTAATCATGACCATCCCCGAGCTTGTTACACCAAAGGGAACACCGTACAACACCAACCAGTTCGGAGAGATTAACCCACAGCTCAAGGCGATCAATCTCATGTATTCCGACCTGCCAGCTCCGATCAAGATTCCGACACCTGTCGAAGATGGTGCCTTGTCCATTTTGCAGGAAATCAGAGTTACCGCTGGATGGTGTGTTCGCCCACAGGGGTTATATCTCATCAGTATGCCGTTCTAACATCTACCGGGGCCAAATGGCCTTGATAGCGCGCGTCTAGACGTGTGATCAACAATGAGAGCCCAGCCCCTCCCTGGGCTCTTTTCTATGGAGGAAGAGGACAATGATTACCATCGCAAACACTTCACGTCAGCACCACAAATTCGTTTATAGAAAACCCGGTAAGATGCAGGCTGATTTTATCGATATCGCTCCTGGGAGACAGGATATGATCGGCAGGGACTTTACCGCGGGAGAATCGGAATCAGTCATCCTACAGCTGCTCAGAATGGGCGCAAGACCCAAGGAAGAGTTTGACAAGAAGCCGGATCCAGACTTCCATGGTCTTGTCTTTTCGCTTCACAAGCCCTTGACTACTGAGCAGATTCAGGAATCAGCCGCTATCGTAATAGACGGCGCAGATATTGTTGCTGCGCAAGAGTCTATCAAGTCGGCTCTTGGCTCGGATGCGGCTATCTACAACGAAGATGGCAAACCGAGAAAAGGCAGGGAATCCACGGTAACAGTTGTGGCGACAGATCCTAACGGCTCTCCTCTAAAAAATGGAATCGATATGAACCTGACCATATCCCCGAACGGCGACAAACTCAAAATGCCGGGCAAGTAAGAAATGTCATTCGTTAACAATACGATTCCCAACTTGGAGGACTATATAACATTTGTCCTCCATCAAGGGGTTCCGATCGCGGATCTTCCGATAGTACAAACAACCTTGACCACAACATCGGGATCTGACATTGCCACAATTGGATCCACCGTAGGTGTATCGGCAGGGATGATTGTCTTATCGAAGTATTTACCTCCACAAACCACTATCATTTCGATATCAGGTACTACCGTCACGCTAAGTGGGTTGGCTACAGGATCAGGATCAACGCAACTAGCCTACGCCTCAACAGACTTCCAGGCTCTCGATTGGACTTTTAATATCGCTGTTGACCGAGTTAGGGATGCTTCTTGCGTAGGGGGGATACTCTATGTGCTGGCCGTATACAACCTCGGTATGCACAATCTCATCAAAATCTCGCTGGATCTTCCTGGATACTCATTTTTCCAAGATGCCCGTGAACAGTTCGACATACTTGGGTTCAAGGGCGGGGTTCTTGCATCTTCCGCCGATCAAAGTTCATCAAATGCCATCGCCGTTCCAGAATTATTGAAGAATCTATCATTGTCCGACCTCGATCTACTCAAGACTTCCTGGGGAAGATCTTATGCCGAATACGGCATGAATTTTGGCCCTTACGAAGTGGGGATAAGTTAACCATGCCGACATTGCATCTAGGCGTTGTGGATATGGCCTATTCTGACCCCGACGCCTCTGGTGCAAATACGACGGGTGCTGTTGCGGAAATTCTTGAGAAGAAATATCACGTTATGGAGCTTTTTGCGGATACGCACCGGCAAGAATTGCTCGACTTGGTAGCCGATGCCATTGGTGGACAGCTTGAATCGGCACGGTCGGGTATCGTCCCGATCATTCCCGAGATTGACGTCCAGAAACTTGATGCGGCCTTTAGGGATTTTCTCGACACGAACGAGATTCAGAAGCTATTACCGAAACGAATTGCAGCTGCCGATGAGGGAGTCACGTCAAGGAAGAAGCTGTCCAAGGAGGCAATGGCGATGATTGGTAAGAAGCCCAAACGAAAAGCCGGACAACCCCGACCTGCGTTCATCGACAGTGGGCTTTATCAGGCTTCTTTTAGATCTTGGATAACGAACTGATGGGCATTGCAAATGAGCAATCAAGCACTCAATATGACTCTCTCTTAAAAGCCGGACTGCAAGAGCTTTCGCGCAATCAGCAGGTTTTTTTTCAAAAGTATCAAAAGGTTGTGCTGACCCAGGATGGCTATGTGTTCTGGGTCGCTTCAGGACCTCCTACACCGTTTGTGGGATCGCTTCATGTGGCCTCAGACAGAGTGCAAGAAGAAGATCAGACCATTGGAATCAATACTTTCATTTTCACATCTGAGTCAGAAATAACGGAGTTGAATGAGATATCCCCCTTAACCATGTGGGTAGGATCTTGGTCTCTGTCTGGCGAAACCACGATTCAGATTGCCTTTTCAAAGCGCGGACCATATTACCGATCTGCCGACATATGGCATTACTCGGGCTATGCTGTTTATCCTGCGCTGGCATCACAGTTGGTCAACAATGCGAGCAATCTTCCTGTTGAGCCCATTGTATCTAACAGCCTTCCAATATGGCTTGCGCTTGAATCTCTTGGGGTTTCTGTCATCACCGCTTATCCGTCATTTCTTGTTGAGGAGAATATCCCCCCGCCTTATGTATCAGTGCATATTTCACCAGATGGCACTGAGGCTTTGCAGCAATTCCCGCTGTTCCAATGGCCGGGTAATCCGAGCCCGATTACGGACCTTCAACAGATGACTTCGCAACAATTGACAAGGGATAAGGTTCGATTGACGTTCTACGGTCTCAACAATCAGCAGGTTATCCAGTATTTCGCAAGCCTCATGGATTACTCCCTAAATACGGACATAATCGGATTTATGTCAGCGCCTATTCCTAAAGATGAGAAGCGAGCCCAGGTTGAGATCCGGTCACTCGCAATGAAAAAAACGATGGAACTGGATATCTCCTACTACCAGTCTACGTCAGATGCTATTGCAAGACGGTTAATATCATCCGTTCTCGACATGTCAGTTACTATCGCATAAGGAGCATTAATGGCAATTCCAATTGAGGTTCAGCACAACCAATCATTTTTCTCTACGAATGAAACGGTCGCGATTGCTGTCGGAACCGCTTCAGCAAATGCCGCGTTGGTAACACCTGGTGAGCAATATCAGGCTCAGATAGTTAACGACGGCGCAAATGTCGTCTATGTCAACTTCGGGACTGACAACACGGTAGCTGCAGCTGTCCCAGCATCCGGCACACCGGCTCAGGGCTTCCCCATCCTGCCGAACTCCAGAATTGTCATATCGATCGGTTCCACCACGTGGATTGCTGCTATTGCCGCCGCAACCGGAAACACGCTTTTGATCACCGTAGGCAAGGGAACCTCATAACACTAAAAGGAGACAATTCAAATGCCAATTCAGAACAATCCGCTGAAGCGCCCCATTGGAGCACAGCTTTCTTCCCCGATCACGACCAACGCCACCACAACCATTAATGTCGGATCTGCGGCCATTTTTGCTGGAGCGGTCGTCAATACAGCAGGTTCGGCGTGGAATGTTGAGATTTATAACGGTGTACCCGGATCTGGTGGCGTATTGATGGCCACATTTCCTGCTGATACACAGGGACTTGTGCCTTCCCCTCCGCTCAATTGTCCACAAGGTATTTATGCTGTTACAGCAGGAACAACCGCTGGATCTGTTTCCATCGCATACTTCAACTAAGGGGGCTTGATCGATGCCTACTACCATCACGCCTAAGATAGCCAATCTTAGTGGATACTTGACCGTTGCCCCGACACCTTCACAGTTACAGCAGTCGGGGGCGGTAATCTCGCTGGGTGGAACAACACTCACGACTGGAACCTATCAGTTCATTTCCCAAGTATCCGATCTAACATCCATTCTCTCCACTCTTGGGAACTATGTTGATCTGACCAACGCCGCCAATACGTTCTTTGCTCAAGGGAATGTGGTCGGATTCTATGTGCTTGAACTCGGCGTTCAAACCACTGTCGGCGGAGGCGTTGATGCTCTCCAGACATGGATTAACGACAATCCAGGGGTTTTCTCTCCTTATCTCACGCCCAAGTCATGGGACGCGGAAGATGCAGTAAGCTTCAGCACCATCACGGATGGTGGAACAGGGTATACAACCGCACCGACGGTGACTATCAGCGCACCCACATCGGGAACGACGGCCACAGCGACTGCATCCATCAATTCGTCCGGGGTTGTCACTTCCGTGACGGTCACGAATCCGGGGTCCGGGTATACAACCACTCCGACGGTGACATTCTCCGCACCGACATCAGGGACCGCCGCAACAGGTACAGCAACTCTCGGATCCGCCCTCAATATCCTTTCCGGTAACTACTCTTCGCCGACGGGAAGAACCTATTTCTTTGGCACCACGGTGCTCGCGAATATTGGATTCTATTCAGCTAACAAGTCCCTGTTCATGGTGGCAGAATCCCCCTCGGCGCCTGGAACTGAGTTCACCGCCGCTGCATTCTTTTATCAATGGCTCGTGAATCTTCCGTCCGCCACGAATATGCTGGCACCAATGTCCTATAGATATCTCTACGGGGTTACGCCGTGGAATCCATCTGGTAATCAGGCAACAATGACGACTCTCCTGTCTGCATACATTAATATCGTTGACACTGGTGCAGAAGGTGGAATCTCCAATTCTTGCATTTTCAAAGGCACGACGATGGACGGATCGCAAGCGTCGTGGTGGTATGGCGTTGACTGGTTCCAGATTCAGGTAAAACAAGCTCAAGCAGCTGAGGTTATCAACGGATCCAACAGTCAACCGCCCTTGCTCTATGACCAGAATGGCGTCAATGCGTTACTCAGCGTTGCTAACCAAGTCGGGAAAAATGCGGTATCGTTCGGATGCGCTTTGTCTGTCAGCATTACAGCCACCCCTTTCTATACCTACTCCCAGCAGAATCCCTCGAATTACAAGGCTGGAGTTTATGGAGGATTCTTGGCAAGCGTCACTGGTCAAAATGGATTTTTGGTCATAAATTTCATACTTGATGCTATTCAGTTTGCATAAAAGGAGATCAGTAAATGGCTACTAATCCACAGATCGCCCTGGGTACGCTGAATAGACTCAGAACATCGGCTGTCTTTCCGGGCTTCACATCATTAAACATCACGGCCAGTTATATGAGTAAAAAATTCATCCATGTGACCTTGGATGAAAACCCATTTGCAGAGGGAATTGAAACAGCAACGGGGATCGTGGTCAGCCCAGAGCCTTACGTCATGGGAACCGTCACCATCGGGCTTTTGCGAACAACTGGATTGGCTGCAGCTTGGTTGGCACAGTCCAAGGCCACTTCAGTACTGGGTTCGATGGAAATCCATTCCGACACATCGGCTTTTCCGGCATTGACCATCCATAATGCTTATATAAAAACGCTCGATCCCGGACCTTACGATGGGACGAACCCGGAAACGCCGCTGATCCTGCGGGGCGTCTTCTACGTCAACAATGATCTTTGGAATCTGATATGAGAATCGATGATAACCTTAATCTTGTTTTTCCGATCAGAACAGAAACGATCGAAGAGGGGAAAATCGTAAAAGAAATTCCCCTTATATATGCGTTCCATTCGCCCATCACGCGGGAAGTTTATGAAGCAAATTACCGGATCATGGCACTGGCTAAGTCTATCATTTACGCAAAAGGGATCCAATTCGCTGTCGGGACAGGACCGCTTATTGCCTCTCTCGTACTTAAAGAGGAAGCGCATAGAGACGCTGAAGAGCGGGGCATCTCTGATCCGGATCTTGCATCGAGGGCCTTTCTGGCAGAGATTAAGCGATTGACGATGATCGTCGGGCCTTCTGATAATGGGTTCAAACCATTACCGGTGGATGCCGCACTATCATCCGGCATAGTCGAGGCTGAGGAGTGGCGAGAGGCTGAATCGCAATTGGTTTTTTTTTCTGTGACATCCTATCTTGTCAAACAGGCGAAGAAGAAGATGGCGATGGACTCTGCAGCATTTTTCCTTGGCGGTGGTCTCGTATCATTGAACTGTACGGAATGGGCCGTTTCCTCTCCGATATCGAATCCGGACGCTCCCGGACTATTGGGGGCGGTATCATCGGAGAAACACTAAATAGGCTGTCGGGAGAAGGGCTTGCATCTCTATTCGAGAGCGTTGATATCCCATGGGCATCTGCTTCAGAATTTCGCAATCGGCATATTATTGAAGCTCTGAGAGGGCGGATTCTGTAATGGCAAAAAAATCAATCATCGATATCGATGTGAACGATGAGAAATTCAAAGAGTTCCTGAACCTATTCAATGAGTATAAGGACAGTCTTGACGAAATGCCGAAAGCATGGCAGCAGTTAGGCGAAGCGGTGGGTGGAACCGGTACGATCTTTAATAAGTCGGCAACCGATACAATGAAGGTGCTTCATGAATCGGCGGATCACATCGGCAAGATGGCTGAATCGTTACAGAAGGCTACAAAGGCTCAAGAACAGTTCTACCATGCAACGACCGTTTCAAACACCGGAATGAGTAATTTAGTCAAGTCTTCAAAACATCTGGCAAAGAACCTGTTCGGTATAGGCAAAGAACTTTTCAAGCTAGCCTCCTTCGGCAGCATGGCGGGGAGTGCTGCTATGTTCGGATTAGGGGATTCTGCTTACAGACGCGAGCGGGAATCAAGAGGACTCGGGCTTTCGACCGGTCAGATATCGTCATTTAAAACGCACATGGCACCGTTTGGCAATCCCGATGAGATGCTTAATAGTGCGGCAAATGCACAATTCGATATGACCAAATGGTGGGCGTTGACGAAAGCGTCTGGACTTCCGCTACAACAGGCGCTTCATACCAATCCGATGCAGCTGGCAATGGATATCGCGAACAACGAAAAATCCACTTGGTCACGCCTTCCCGTTGAGCGCAGGACGGGAGCAATGGCGGGCGCTCTTGGATTCTCAGAGCTTGGTGCTACAAGGGAAAGTCTTAACCGCTTGGTCAATACTCCAGGACTCAGAAAGGCCGAGTCTGATACAATGAAAGATGTCGGAGTTATGGGATTCTCTGATAAGGTTGGGGATGAATACACAAAGATGATCGTCACGCTTCACAAGGCAGGAATTGAGATTGAGTCTGTGCTGATCGACAAACTGGCCCCACTTGCAAAGCCATTATCTAACATGGCCTTATTGCTAGCAAGGGATTTCGGCAATTTCATGAACGCCCCCGGGACAAAAAAAGCGATTGGGAATATCGGTATGGAAATCGAGAAGTCTGTGCGATTCCTGGGATCCAAGGATTTTAAAAGCGATATCAAGGATTTTGGATCAGCAATTAAGGATCTCACCACATTGATCGTGGATGTGACCAATAAGTATCAAAAGCTCAATCCTGACCTGAGCATCGGGGACTGGTGGAAAGCAGGAAAAGATATCGTCGGCGGATGGCTGAATCCTGTAGGGCATTCTCCCATCAAAGCATTCGCCCCTAATACGATGGAACTATTGCGAAGCGGCGTGCCGGCAAATATGAGAGCAACAACTACATCGTCAGGAACATCTCAACCCGCCACAGTGCTTCATAAACTGATCGGTCAGGCGAATAGAGGACGGGGAGCAGCACCGCAAAACATTAACATCAAAGTGACGGCACCTTCTGGATTTGGCGTTGAGCGACAAACGAACGCATCAGGTCACTAATGGCGACAACTGAACAAACGGTCCTACGTGACATATACACCATCGCTTTCCAGATCAGTCCGATCATATTCAAAAACGGCATTGTGTCAAAAGTTCCAGGCGGAGTTCTTCCAGTTGTGGCTCTGTTGGGGCAGCTCGGACTAATTCAGAGCGCAATTTCAACCGGTAATATCAACATCAACGATTTTTCGTTTCTGT